CAGGCACAAACCATATGATTTACGTCTCCTGCGATCCCGCAACCCTAGCCAGAGACATGCAAATCCTTAAGAATCATGGATTCACTGAACAAACAATCCAACCAATAGATAATTTTCCTCATACAAATCATGTTGAGACGGTTGTCTTGATGTCACGCAATATATAGTATAACACAGCGGTAATGACGCAATATATTGTGTTTTTGTGCATTCGAAGCATTGATATAGCCTACTTATCATTCGCGTTAATTGCAATATAAAAATAGGCTAAACAAGGACAAGGAGGTGAGCTGATGGATTCAAAGATTTGGTACATTCCAGCGAAGAATGACCGTTTGGAAAAGTCTGTTGGCATCTATTGCAGGGTCAGTACGAACGAAAAAGAACAACTTTATAGCCTTGCTGCACAGATTTCCGCTTTAACAAGAGCGGTATCCAATGTTGACCAGTGGATACTTGCTGATACCTTTATTGACATCGCATCTGCAAAAGGAGCAAACCCAAGAAGAGAATTTGATAGGTTGATTAAAGAGTGTGAGGCACACAACATTTCAGTTATCTTGACAAAGAGCATCAGCAGGTTTGGTAGAGATACGGTTGAAACTCTTGAAGCAATTAGGAAAATAAAGGACGCAGGGTGTAGGATTATTTTCACGGAGGAGAACTTAGATACCGATGAAACTGATAGCGATTTAATGATAGCGGTGATGGAATCCTTGGCTCAGGCTGAGAACGAAAGTCGTAGCGAGAACATTCGAATGGGACTTTCTATGAAAGCGGCTAAAGGCACATCAGGACTATACAAGCGTAAATTGTATGGCTACACTAAAAATGAGAATGGTGACCTTGAAATTGATGAAGAACAAGCGAAGGTAGTGCGAGATATATTTCGCTGGTACATAGATGGCTATAGTGTCCTCGGCATTATTAAGAAACTATTCGAATCCGTAATCCCCTCGCCCACAGGTAAAGAAAAGTGGAATAAGCGTTCCATAGAAACGATGCTTTCAAATGAGAAATATATTGGAACCGTTACCTTATTAGATTCGGCTACACAGGAATTTGCATATCAGATGAAAGAGTGTATTCCACCGATAATCACAGAAAGTGAGTTTCGAGCGGTACAAGATGCAAAGAAAATGAGAAGTAATGTTGTTACAGATGATGATGGTACGCATCGCAGTAACAAAAAATACAGTTCAAAGAGAAAGATAACTTAGAAGTTGTGGAGGAATAATAAGTGAGAATTGAAACGGAAAGATTAATTTTAAGAAGATATACTATTGATGATTTACAAGATTTATTTGAATATTTGTCTGACGAAAAGGTTGTCAAATATGAACCATATAAACCAATGAACATTGAGGAAGTTAAAGGAAACCTCGACTGGCGTATTTCAACTGATGAAATGATAGCTGTTGAACTAAAGAAAACTCATAAAATGATTGGGAATGTTTATCTTGGAAAGCGGGATTTTAATACTCTTGAAATTGGATATGTTTTCAATAAAAATTATTGGCGAAATGGATATGCAAAAGAAAGTTGTAAAGCACTTATAGATAATGCTTTTTCTGAGGGAATTCATCGAATTTTTGCAGAATGCGACCCCAAAAATCCGAATTCATGGAAACTGTTAGAGAAACTTGGGTTTCAAAAAGAAGCATATTTTAGACAGAATGTGTATTTTTGGATAAAGGAAAACGGAACCCCAATTTGGAAAGATACATATGTATATAGCATTTTGAATAAGTAAGCACATCTCGATTTATAGGGATGTTATTGTTAAATAGCCTAATTAAACAAGGTGATGGTTTGAATGTCAGTTCTAACACAAATACCCACAAAACCTTGTAAAATGGGTGGTTTTGAGTACCTTTTGACATGTTTCCCAAATAGCCTAAAAATCTCACGTTGAGACGGTCGTATTGATGTCAAGGGTTGATAAGTAAGGGTGTAATAAGATAAGTAAATAAAGGCTTTCCGTGGTATGAGGTCTGGTTCTAAGCCGGAAGGATAATCACGGATTTTTGCTTTGAGGGAAGTTATCCAAGATTGGTGAATTTGAAAAGTCATCAGCAAATACCGACGATGACTACGTGAGTTGATAAGATAGTTGGGAAAATAATAGTGAGTTGACAAGATAGTTGTAAATTTAAGAAAGTACTATAAGTAAAAGAGCCATTAAAAATTGGTATAAGTATTGCAAATTTAAGCGCTCTGCGCTATAATTAAAGAAAACTTACATGAGGTGACTACTGTGATAGATATTAAGGATAAAACTCTTACTAATTTTACGTTTATTGATTTATTTGCTGGACTGGGTGGTTTTAGAATCGCACTAGAATCACTGGGGGCTAAGTGTGTATATTCAAATGAATGGGATAAATCCGTTCAAGCAGTCTATGAAGAAAACTTTGGAGACATGCCAGAAGGAGATATTACGCTTGTAGACGAAAGTACAATTCCCAACCATGATATCTTGTGTGCAGGATTTCCTTGCCAAGCATTTTCGATTAGTGGAAAACAGAAAGGTTTCGAAGATAGTAGAGGGACATTGTTTTTTGATGTGGCTCGTATTGTAAAAGAAAAAAAACCCAAAATTGTCTTTATGGAAAATGTAAAGAATTTTGCCGTACATGATGATGGAAGAACTTTAGAAGTTGTTAAATCTACAATGGAGGAACTTGGCTATCAATTCAATCAGAAGGTCTTAAATGCAACAGATTTCGGTATACCGCAAAAAAGAGAACGTATCTATATGGTTTGTTTCAGAAAAGATTTAGGCTTAATAGATTTCTCTTACCCTAAACCGTTTAAGTTAACAAAACACGTAGAAGATTTTTTGTTAGAAGATGAAAGACTCGTACAAGATTTATATATTGAAAGGCCTGACACATATTTTAATGGTGTTACGGATGATAAATATAGTAATAAGTCAATTAGGCTTGGAATTGTTAATAAAGGTGGTCAAGGAGAACGTATTTATAGTACAAAAGGAATTGCTATAACGCTTTCCGCTAATGGAGGAGGTGTTTTTTCAAAAACTGGTGGATATCTAATCAATGGTAAAACAAGAAAGTTACATCCTCGTGAATGTGCGAGGCTAATGGGATACCCTGATAGTTATAAAATCTGCAAAAGTGCAAATCAAGCATATAAGCAATTTGGTAATTCTGTTGTGATTGATGTTTTACAATTAATTGGACAGGAGATAGGTCATGCAGTTAAAGGAGTCGAGAATGAACGAATTAGAATTCAGGCAATGGCTATCTAATAGTGATGTACCTAAAAAAGTACAGAGCGATATTGTTTCAAGGCTGAAACGGTTGGAGCGAATTAATGGATATTTTGATTTAGATGAGGAGTATGAGAAGGATAACTGCGATTTTCTTTTTTCACTATTTAAAAACAAGGGCTTAAATGATAATATGAATAAGATAGGTGAAAATGATTTACCCATTGGCAAATATCAATTAAGTACCTATAAATATGCATTAACTCAATATGTTAAATACATGCAAAATAAAAACGACAGATAGATTTTCTGTCTGTCGTTTTTATCTTTATAATTCACTTTCGAAAATCGCTAAATCTATTGTGTCTTGTTCCTTCTTTAATGAAATTGAGAATATTACATTCATATTATATGTGTTTGATAACTGACGTACTTCATAAATATTATCATCTTTAGGTGCTAGATAATATTCATAATCGCCCATAATAAAACGTACTTTATTTAAAGAATCATCACCTGTTACAAAGAGTTTTTTCTCTCTTGTGTCTATGCTGCTAACCCCATATTCTTCTTCTAATTCAGCAATAATAAGAGGTTGATACTTCTTTGAAGGTTCTGTCGAACCACTTCGTTTTATGCGATACTTTGCTGTTATATTGAAATATGATTCAAATTTTGATGTCGGGAATATAACATAATTCTTGTCCTTGCTGATAAAATACTTAACTCCCTTGGAATTGAAATAACTTACAATCCATCGTCCAAATATACTTTTATCGATATCCAAGCTATATCCTGCAGTGCCTGCACTATTAAAATCATCAAAATTATTATTCATATGTTCTGTAATTATATCAGTGAACTCATTAGCAGCGGTCTTGTTTCGTGGTGAGAAAACGAATTTTTTATTGATTTCATCAGGCAATAGGACAAATTGACCAGATTGAGCATTAGGCTCTTTTACCTCAATATAAAAGGAATTACCAGTATTTGTTTTTACATAAATATCTGGAACAGTAGAATTTGCTCCACCTTGTAGCGTAAATTTTGCGTAGGTACCGTAGCAACTGTTTAAATATTCCGTGCACTGAATCTCAAAATCCTTCCATGTAGACATAATATTAATCCTCCGTATTTTCTAAAAAGTTTATTATTGATTTGCCAAGTTTTTTAATGACATTAACTGTCATAGCATTGCCTGCTTGCATTAGAAGATGTCTGTCAGTAACCTCTTCTTTCACACGATCTGCATATTCACAGGGAAATCCTTGTAATAATAGAGCTTCATACCCAGACAGCTGATAAACAACACCATTTCTTATATAAAGAACGCCATCTCTCTGTGCTCTAAGTGTTGGGCAACGTTCTTCGTAGATTCTTAAATCATTCATTCGGGTGTCGATAATCTTTCCTTCCATTTCACAAATAGCATCTATTGTGTACTTACCCTTATTTGTTGGATTATCAAGATAATACTTCAGTATTTCTAGTCTTTCATTAGACGCAACGTTATTATCAACTAAATATTTTCCAAGACCTGGTTTAGTTATAGGTTGAGGCCATTTGAAGTTGTCAATATTTCTATTGAGGTTTTTATTAATACCTACAAAATAAACCCTTTGACGCATTTGCGGGACACCAAAATCCAAACTATTCAGAACCTTATATGTAACGTCATAACCCACCTCGTTCAATTCATTTAGTATGATCTTCAGAGTATTACCTTTATCATGAGTGACAAGTCCTTTTACATTTTCAAGAAGGAAACAAGCAGGCTGGGTTTCTTTTATTATTCTTGCAAGATGAAAGATTATTTGTCCCCTATCATCTGAGAAGCCGTCTTTACGGCCTATAACAGAGAATGTTTGACAGGGAAACCCTGCAATAAGCATATCGAATGATGGAAGTATGCTGGTATTTACTCGTTTCAAATTTCCGTAATTTTTCTCGTTTCGTGTATCATGCATTAAACGATATGTTATAGGAGCTAACCTAGCAGTATCAGAGTATCCAACACACTTCAAACCTGCTTGTTCTAGACCTAAGCGCCCCCCTCCGATACCAGAACAAAAATCCATGAAAGTTTCTATTACCATTGTTCACTACTACTCCTTTATACTTTCCATAATATCTTCAAGCCTACAGTCAAGAGCTTCACATATTTTAAGCAGAATATCCGTAGTGATATTCTCACCTTTACCAAGCTTTGCTATAGATGCAGAGCTTATACCGGTGGCATTCTTCAAATCTTGTTTATTCATATTTTTATCAATTAGCATTTTCCAGAGTTTGTTGTAGCTAATTCTGAGCATATTTCTATCTCCTTTATTGGATTTCCATCCTAATTGCTATATACATCATGTAAAAAACCATAACGACTTTCTTTGTACTTACTTACATATTTGTCCTGTGTAAATTCAATAACCTTAGCACCACTAGCCTCATAACCTAATTCTGGAAGGTCTTTTGTGTTTTCTACAACTATCAACTGTCCTTCGGACTGATTGTCAATAAAGTATTGGAACAGGGCAGTTCTCATACTTGTAGGAGCGTTATCATCAACACCTTGATCCAAACCGAGTAATGGTGTATCCACCACAAAAATTCCTGGTCTATGTACAGCATCTTCGTGTAAATACTGTCTAAAAGTTAACCCTACAATGGTATTGATAAAAGCCCAGTAACCCTTACCATGACTATCTTCTTTTGCATAGCCGTTTATTTCCAAATCAAATGTTCCCATGTTGAAATGAGCCGTATTCAAATTTTCGTATTTACAGTCAACTAGAATTGAATATGCTATTTCATCTATACGTGTATTAAAATCGACTGGGAAGTGTTCTTTTGGCTTAAACTTAGGGTTATCCGAATTATCACTTTCTTGCTTTTGTAATTCAACAATCCATTCTTGTGAAACGCTTTGCAATACAGTTGATTCTTGTTGTAATTGTATATAAGAGCGATATTGTTTTATTCCTTCTCTTAGTTTATTAGATTGAGGAGTAAGTTCAGTTTCGATTAATTTATCTATCCCCGATCTTTGTCTTTCAAGATGATCGATTTTTTCACGAACTTCATTTAATGATGAAACGACATCTTCTTCACTCTCAGACAAGCCCTGCAATTGAGTAATGATGCGATTCAGTTCAGCTCTTGATGCTTTAATGTATGATTTTCTCTCTGCTGGTTGCATATTACCATCACAAAAAGGACATTTTTTATTTTTATCAACAGAGTGTAGATGTACCTCTCCATCTACAATAAATGATAATCTTTTTATATCAGCTGTATATTGGCTTCGTAGCGATTGAAAGTGAGAATAAGTAACTTGGTTTTCTGCTTCTTTTTCCTTTAAATCGAGTAAAGTACCTAGTAAATCCTTACTCTCTTCTGTAGCAGCCGCAATAGCAGCTTCAGTTTCAGAAAGATTGTCAATTAGCTTTTGCATTTCATCTTCCACATCTAAATCGCTATAAGTAGACAATGCTTTTTGTAGCTCTTCTCTTTTTTTAGACATCTGAGAAATTCTACCGTTTACAAATTGGCGAACAGCATCTTTTTTAGCTTTGCTGATTTCATCCTTGTCATGTTCCTCCATATCTGGGAATTCATTTCCTGTGAGAAGATATAGAAGGGATGCAAAAAAATAAGGATTCTGAGTAGGCGATGAAGGTAAAAGCACCGATTTTGGATTTTCAATTTCTTGTTCTTTTAACCAAAACAATCCCATAAGAGTTTTCCATGAGAGGCGTTGTCTAGCAAAATCTTGATTTTTTATTATCATTGGCAGTTTTTTAATACCAATCAATTTAAGCCAAAGTTCATTTAAAACAGGATTTTTATTCCCGGTACTCTTATATTTAACGTCATAGTCACCACCATCAATTGAGTTAATTTGGCTGACCACGTTTACTATATTCTTTCCAACTATCCGAGAGAGATGAATAGTACCTTCTGGGGTGTTAATATCTAGGCTGACGCTATCATATCCTGTTTGTTCTTTTTCAAAAGGCTTTTCAATTACACCCATAGCAAACTGGATGCATTTTAATATGCAGGTCTTTCCGGAATCGGAAACTCCACAAATGATATTTAATCCTTTATCAAAAGTTACAATAGCAGGGGACTTCCCTGTGCCGGTTGCTGTGACTTTAGAAATATAAAACGCCATACAGGTTACTCCTTCCTTAACGATTTAGACGCTTCTCTACTAATCAAATTAAGAAGTTCTTTTTCGTTTTTCGAATCCATATAAATAATAGCTTTGTGTGCATACAATCTATATTCATTGGCATAATCAGAAGCTAGAGAATTGCTTAAGGCAAGTCCACGTTCTGTAATGGAATATATAAAGCCGTCATTTGAATAAGAAACCTTAACCAAGTTTTCTAAAACAAGCTGTTTAATAGCTAGTTGAGATAAGGCTCTCCTCGCAGAAAATTCAGAAAAACTAAACTCATTTTAACCGTGAAGGTTATTGTGAGATAGTCCAAACTCTTTTGAGTAATTTGAAATAAAATCTGCTGTCACCAGGTTATCAAATGTAAGCTTTCTCTTTTTAGATAAAGTTAAGAGAAGTAGTAATCTCATAGATGTTTCAAATTCAGTATTGAAAACCTTATCATTCATCTTCATCCACCCAGCGAACGCAACCGTCATTAACCAATAGATGACAGGTTCCTTTCTTTTCTTTTGGACCTACAAGATTTTGGAAATTATCGACAACTGATGTGGTAGAACAATCTACAACCTTTTTCATTACAGCTAAAAGCCTCTTGTATCCATCATCGTAATCATCCCATAAAGTATCTTTAATGTAATCATGTGTTTCAGACTTCCACTTCTTTGAATGTTCTTCGCCTTTATCTATAGATTCTCGAATAAAGCGGTCAATACGCAATGCACTATAATAATTGATTCGTTGATCAGAGAAGTTTCTTTTGAATTTTGTAGGTAACGAGTCTAAATCAGCTTTTGTCAAATTACCAGATTTTATAGCTTCTGCATAAGCTGCAAGAAGCTCACTAACATATTTCTCTTCTTCAGGAGCAATGTCTTGTGGAGGCTCGATCTCCTTAGGAATAGATATTTCAACATTACCTATATGTAATTTTCCATCAGATTCGTCATAATAAATAGTTTGAGAAGGTAAAGATGCTAATTTAGAAGAGGAAGTTGCATTATTAGAAACATTGATGCTAGACGATTCTCTGCCTTCATAAATGTCATCTAGAATTTGAAGAAACAAATCAGCACAAGCATATCCTAAAACTTCATCGGGATTGAAGCCTGGAATCATTTTTTTGATTTCATCCTCAATAGCCATCTGATTATGATCGTTTAAATTACTTATGTAATTTGCAAATTTATCTGTATCTTTACGACTAATAACTACATGTACCTTTTTGGGGTTCAAAGGATTACTACCCTTTAGCAATCGATCTAATGAGTCTGGTTTGAGAACACCAAAAGGGTTATATCTATCATTCTCAGACAATTTTATTTCTTCCACCGTTTGAGGGGCTCTCATGATATTGTCAAAAAGCGACAGAAAAAACTCATATGGTTTATATGATGTACCACTGTGTTTATAAAGTATATTCGCAAATTCACTAAAGAGCATTATCTGCCACCTCCAACTATATTTCCGAATCTTTCCGAACCTCTCCGAGTCCTTCCTTAATGGAAGGTCTTTTTTTTATACAATTTTATTAGTGATTGAGTGATATTGAAGAAGAAATTGCAAGCAAAAAAGACTGCTTAAATTATATCACGAAAAATCACACATTACCAGAAGAAAAATTCACAAAAACGAATATTTTATCATTTATTGTTGAATTTATCTTCAAAAATGGAAAGGAGGTAGTGCAGATGGCCAAACGTAATTCAAAGCAAACATCTAAAAGAGTTGCATCAAAAGCAAGCAAAATTCTTAGTGATGGGCGTTACAGCAAGAAAGCCAAGTCTGTGGCTGGCAGTGCTTTAAGTCAAACAAGACCAAGCAAGAAAAAGTAATTTTTAGAACAAATGATAGGTAGAGACAGATTTGAATAATCAGCCTACCTATCCTCCCTAAGAGAGAAATCTATCCAGAGCGGTTATCGCTCGACAAAATCAATCTCAAAGTCCTAGTGCGCATACGGACGGCGGGATGCATAAGAGTTCAGAACACAGTGATAAAGACTGTGTTTGGAATGAAGATGCACCCACCGTTATTTCGTGTGCCCTTTTTTAGGACAAGCGGAGTCTGTGGTCATCTTCACCACAGGCTCTTTTTGTATTCCGCCGCCCAATGCCTAGGCGGAAAGGAATACTTTATGAAGATTCGAGTTTTATATGAAGACAACATCAAAAACGGTCACAAGAACTACACCACAATTGAAATTCCAGATGGAGATTATAGCGTCATGTTGGATATCGATTATGAACAACGTCTTGCAGAGGTAAAGCCGGAAAAGAAGGCGGAAGTGAAGCGCTGTGAGACTCTACAAGAAATGTTTGACCTCATGAACAACAAGGAATACAACCATTGGCGTCGCTACCATAGGCATCTTGGTAACCCAAAGACACCTTATCGAAAAGATGATGAGGTTGAAATAGATGTCATGGATACTTTCGCTGACAACTCTCAGGAGATAGAACGGAGTCTCCAAAATGAGTACGAATCTGTCTGCTCATGGATACGCACCGCTCTTGGCAAAAAGCAGGACTGGGCAGATATGTTCATTGCAGTACGTATCGACGGTATGTCGATTCGAGAATATGCCAGTTCCATCGGTGTAAGTGAAAATAACATTACTCAGAAATTAAAACGAGCTACAAAGAAATTAGAACAAGAATATAAAAACCGTCAGATTTGACCTTCTCCCGTGGCTACTAGGTAGGAGGTCAAGACCTCCAAAAAAAAATAAGGAGGTAATTCGAATGGAATTACAAGTTTACAAAAATGTAGAGTTCGGCTCTGTACGTACTACAACGATTGGCGGTCAACCATACTTTGTAGGTAAGGATGTAGCAAGCATTCTCGGTTATACAAATACCCGAAAAGCATTAATTGACCATGTTGATGAAGAGGATAAGGGGGTAACGAAATGTGACACCCTTGGTGGGAAACAGGATTTGACTATCATCAATGAATCCGGTCTTTATAGTCTTATCCTCTCAAGCAAAATGCCAAATGCAAAGAAGTTTAAGCGTTGGGTTACAAGCGAAGTTCTTCCTGCTATTCGTAAACATGGACTTTATGCTACCGATGATTTAATCGCCAATCCCGATCTTGCCATTGCAGCCTTTACCGCTCTTAAAGAAGAGCGTGAGAAGAACAAAGAACTGATGGCAGCAGTTGCGATTGGTCGGCAGCAGATAGCAGAAATGAAACCCAAAGCGACTTACTACGATGTGGTTCTTAAATGCAGGGATGCCGTCAATATTTCTGTTATTGCTAAAGACTATGGTTGGAGTGCAATCCGCATGAATGAGTATTTGCACGAAAAAGGTATTCAGTTCAAACAGGGTGATATTTGGCTGTTATATCAAAAGCATGCTCCAAATGGCTACACAAAAACCAATACCCACATCTATGAAGATAGTAAAGGAATTCAACATACGAAAGTGCATACCAAGTGGACGCAAAAAGGCAGACTTTTTATCTATGAACAGTTAAAGGCGGATGGTATTTATCCGCAGATTGAGATGGAGGTGTGATATGGGAATCGATATGAAAAACTCAGAAGGCTATTATGATCCAACTCCCCATGCAGCACTTACTAATATAACTCGTAAGGAAAAGGCAGCAGCAAAAGCTGCCTTTAAGCCCTTAGTCTATATCTGCTCTCCCTTTAGTGGAGACATTGAAAACAATAATAAGCGAACGCGAGCGTTTTGCCGCTTTGCTGTAGACAAGGGAAATATTCCTCTGGCTCCCCACCTCATGTTCCCTCAGTTCATGAATGACAATGATGAAAAGGAACGTGACCTGGCTATTTTCATGGACATCATCTTGATGGGCAAGTGCCAGGAAGTTTGGGTACTAGGTGATGTGATTTCAAAAGGTATGAGTATTGAAATTGAAAAGGCAAAGAAACGCAGACAGCCGGTTAGATACTTTAATAAAGATTTCAAGGAGGTAGAGTCTTTATGAAGATAGCGTACGGCAACAGCCGAATGGATAAAAAGTGGAAAAACACAGACATCAGCTGGGAGGACTTCTGCTCCCGGGTTAAGACCACACAGCGTACCACCGAAACCGTAGAGGAATATCGAAAAATGAGAAAAGGCGGTCAGGATTCTATCAAGGACGTAGGTGGTTTTGTTGGTGGTCACTTAAAAGATGGCAGACGTAAAAAAGGAAATGTGCTGTCACGCTCTATGCTAACCCTTGATATGGATTATGGAACAAGTGGCATTTGGGAAGAAATATCTACCTTCTTCCCTTACCAATGTTGTATCTATTCTACTCATAAACATACTCCAGAAAATCCAAGATTAAGACTGATTATTCCTCTCTTCCGTGATGTGGGTGAGGAAGAGTATGCAGCGGTTAGTCGTATGGTCGCAAAGGAAGTTGGAATTGACCTTTTTGATGATACAACCTATGAACCAGAGAGACTCATGTACTGGCCATCCACTTCAAGAAACGGTGAGTTCATCTACGAAGAAAGAGATGGCTCCCTCCTTGACCCCGATGTGTTTTTAAATAAATACGATGATTGGCGAGATACCAGCACCTGGCCCGTATCTTCAAGGCAGTCAGAAGTATTTGACCGTTCACTAAAAGAACAAGCCGATCCATTATCTAAGGATGGTGTTATCGGCACTTTTTGTCGTACTTATTCCATAAGTGCTGTAATTGAAAAATTCCTAGAAGATGTATATGAGCCATCAGTAATGACTGGCAGATTCGATTATATACCTGCTGATTCTAGTGCCGGTGTCATACTCTATGATGATAAGTTTGCTTATTCCCACCACGCAACAGATCCTGCAAGTGGGAGACTTCTTAATGCTTTCGATCTTGTTCGTATTCATAAGTTTGGTCATTTAGATGATCGAGCGACAGAAAGTACACCACCAAGTAAGCTACCATCCTTTGTCAATATGTGTGAATTTGCTATTCAAGATGATGAAGTAAAAGCACAGTTTACTAAAGAGCGGATGGAGCAGGCAACGATTGATTTTACGGAGGATAATTGGCAGACAGCACTTGAACTGGATAAGCAAGGAAAGATTAAAGACACCTTGGACAATATAGTTCTCATCATCCGTAACGATTCAGAACTAGAATCTATTGCTTTTAATAAGCACCGTGATGGAATCGATGCAAGAGACGGACTACCTTGGGAGCAAATGAAGGGCGGCTGGAATGATTCAGATAATGCAGCCCTTAAAGTTTATCTGTCTAATAAATATGGCATCTACTCCCCAACCAAAACAAAGGATGCCATATTAGCAGTCGCAGCAGAGCGTTCATATCATCCCATCAAGGAATACCTGGATCATCTACCAGAGTGGGATGGAACCGATCGCGTTGAGACCTTACTGATTGATTATTTTAATGCAACAGATAATTCCTATACCAGAGCCGTTACTAGAAAAATGATGGTGGCAGCAGTCGCTAGAATTGTTCATCCTGGCACGAAATTCGACAGCGTTTTAATTCTGAATGGACCACAAGGCATCGGTAAGTCTACCTTCTTTGCAAAGCTTGCAGGCGATTGGTTTTCTGATAGTTTAACCCTCACCGATATGAAAGACAAAGCAGGCCCTGAAAAACTTCAAGGATACTGGATCTTAGAACTGGGCGAACTAGCTGGCATGCGAAAAACCGATGTGGAGGTTGTGAAATCCTTTATTTCAAGATCGGATGATAAATACCGTGCCAGTTATGGGGTGAATGTTGAAAGCCACCCACGTCAATGTATCATTGTCGGCTCTACCAATGCAGAAAGTGGATTTTTGCGAGACATCACGGGTAACCGAAGATTCTGGCCAGTGCGTATTAGTGGTGACGGTAAAAGAAAAGCATGGCAGATGTCCGTATACGATGTAGAGCAGATTTGGGCAGAAACTTTGGTGCTTTATGCCAAAGGTGAAAAGCTCTATTTAGAGGGCAGTGATGTAGAGTTAGCAACGAATGAGCAAGCAGATGCCATGGAGAGCGATGAGCGAGAAGGTCTTGTTCGCACCTACCTCGATACGCTGTTACCCGATGATTGGAATGCCCTGTCCTTATACGAGCGAAGAAATTACCTTAACGGTAGTGAATTTGGTGGGGAATCTCGTGTCGGTACGGTTGAACGTACGCTTGTTTGCAATATGGAAATTTGGTGTGAATGCTTTGGAAGGGATGCCTCCGCCATGAAACCTGCGGACTCCTATGCTATTGCAGGCATTATGAAAAAGATTAATGGGTGGAACAAGTACCACGGGAACAAGAACGGAACAAGTAATTTTCCTATTTACGGTAGACAACGTTGTTACGAGAAAAATGAGTAAGGTCGTTCCTTGTTCTTTAGTTGTTCCTTATGCTTGTTCTCTTAAAAATCCAGTCATTGCTGATGTTTTGGCTTTACTGGAATGAGTGGAACAAGAGTTTTACTACTTAGTAATAAATTAATAAATAGTAGTAGTAAAGCATCGTGAGCGTGTGTATGCGCGCGTATAGGAAAAAACGTTAAAAGTTGTGCTTGTTGTTCCTGATTAATTTATGGAGGTCATTTATGCAAGAAAAATATATAGAACAAAAACTGGTAGCGACAGTAAAAAGCATGGGAGGTATGGCGCCGAAATTTATGAGTCCTGGAATAGATGGTATGCCCGATCGTATTGTGTTACTTCCCATGGGAAGAATCGCCTTTGTCGAATGTAAGGCGACAGGAAAAAAGATGCGACCTTTACAGAAAAAAAGAAAGAAGCAATTAGAGGCATTAGGTTTTCTAGTCTATTGCCTTGATGATGTAGAACAGATTGGAGGGATACTTAGTGAAATACAAGCCACATGAATATCAAAGTTATGCCACTGAATTCATTTTATCCCATCCCATATCGGCTGTATTTCTTGAAATGGGTTTAGGTAAAAGTGTGATTACCTTATCCGCCATATTTGATTTGTGTTTAGATAGCTTTCTAGTATGTAAGGTGTTAGTGATTGCGCCTTTAAGAGTAGCAAGAGATACATGGCCTGCCGAAATCAAAAAGTGGGATCATTTAAAAGGGCTCTCTTACTCGGTGGCAGTGGGAACGGAACAAGAAAGAATCGATGCCCTCAAGAAACAATCAACGCTATACATCATCAACCGTGAAAACGTGGATTGGTTGGTTCACAAAAGTGGTATTCCTTTTCAATTTGATATGGTGGTCATTGATGAATTGTCATCCTTTAAGTCTTATGGCGCAAAGCGGTTTAAGAGTCTCCTCAAAGTAAGGCCCTCTGTAAAAAGAATAGTCGGTCTTACCGGTACTCCTTCCAGTAATGGATTAATGGATTTATGGGCTGAATTTCGAATTCTTGATTTAGGTCAAAGGCTGGGACGCTACATCAGTCATTATCGAAATACCTATTTTAAGCCAGATAAGAGAAACGCACAGATTATATTTTCATATAAACCACTGCCCGGTGCTGAAGATGAAATCTACAAACAAATATCAGACATCACCATTTCTATGAAATCTACTGATTATCTCGCCATGCCTGAATACGTCAGCAATGAGGTGTTCGTCACTTTAAGTGAAAAAGAATGGAAAGTCTATTCAGATTTTAAGGAAGACATGGTGGCTAACTTAGGTGATGAAGAAATTGATGCGGTTAATGCGGCAGTCCTTTCTGGAAAACTGCTACAGATGGCAAATGGTGCTGTATACGATAGCGAGAATAAAGCTCATGTGATTCATGACAAAAAGCTAGATGCTTTGGAAGATTTAATCGAAGGAGCGAATGGAAAACCGGTACTTGTTGCTTATTGGTATAAGCATGATTTAGAACGAATTAAAGATCGATTTCCGGTCAGACAAATCCAGTCATCAAAGGATATTAAAGATTGGAATGATGGCAAGATACCCATTGCTGTTATTCATCCAGCCAGTGCAGGTCATGGTCTTAATCTTCAAAGCGGCGGTTCAACGCTTATCTGGTTTGGTCTGACTTGGTCACTAGAGCTGTATCAGCAAACCAATGCAAGACTTTACAGGCAGGGTCAAAAGGATACAGTCATTGTTCACCACATCATCACCAAAAACACCATCGATGAAGACGTACTGCTTGCCCTTACCAAAAAGGAGAAAACTCAAGATGCCTTGATTGATGCGGTAAAGGCGAATTTAGAGGTGATGCGATGACAGAACCTTATCAAGATTTAGCCAATGCCATTATTTTGATGGCTGTTAAGGATTATAGAGACGCCTTAAAGAAACTAAAGAAACGGCCTAAATATGGACCGGCACAAGATATGAAAAACGAGGTGGAGAGGTTCTTCCGCTCTGATTGGTATAGAGAACTTACCTCTGTTGATGGGAACGTCCTAATCAAAAAGCTACAAGCGGAGGTGAGCGAACAATGAAAGCAAAAGAATACTTACATCAAGCCTACAGGCTAGATAAACGAATCCAATCAAACATTGAGGAAATGGAAAGGCTAAGAGAGTTATCGACCAGTGTTTCCTCCCCCAGTTGGGGTGAGAGAATACAGACACAACGGCATACCGATGCTTTGTTTGTCAGATACCTGGAGCGAATTGAAGAACTTCAAATCAAGATTAATGATGAGGTGGATCATCTTGTAGCACTGAAAGCAGAGATTCGAGATGTGATTAATAAAGTAACGGATATCGATGAACGCATGGTGTTACGTTACCGTTATGTTCATAACTTTACTTGGGAGCAAATCGGTGATGAGCTGAACGCTGATAAGAGTACCATTCGCAGATGGCATGGCAATGCCTTAAATCATGTGGTCGTACCTGAAAATCCAATTATTATTCAAAAGTTGAACAGCAATGAGCACTTTTGAGCAGAGATAAGCACCTCATCTTCATGTTACATTATAATCAGCAAGATAGAATACTTACCAAGCCTTGTGGGCCGTGCCCTGCAGGGCTTTTTCTATGCCCAGAAAGCGAGGTGATGAGGTGCCAAGAAAACCAAAACGACCGTGCAGTACACCAGGATGTCCCAACTTAACCGATGCTCAGTACTGTGAAGAGCATCGAGTCGTTGAACGTAGACGCTATGACAAATATCAACGGTCAAAGGATGTTAATAAGAAATACGGCAGAGCTTGGAAAAGAATCCGAGACCGCTATGCACGAGAACACCCACTGTGTGAGATGTGTGAAGAGGTTGGCAGACTAACTCCCACTGATGAAGTGCATCACATCCTCCCTGTTTCTCAAGGAGGTACACACGATAGAAGTAATTTGATGTCCTTGTGTAAATCCTGTCACAACAAGATTCATTTAGAACTCGGTGATCGACAGATTCGTAGCTGACCCAAGGGGGAGGTCAAATCTCTAGACCTCTTATGGCGGACAACGGCCTGGGGCTTCGCGTGTAAAAATCAGAAATCAAAGGGGGTATTAAAGACTTTTAGGAAAGTGGGGTGAAAGACATGGCAAAAGACGGTACAGCAAGAGGCGGTCAGCGTGTTGGTGCAGGAAGAAAATCAAAGGCTCTAACCGACAAAATTGCTGACGGCAGACTAAATGGTGCCATGGTACTGCCAGAGCCAACAGAAATAGAAGGTGCAGATGTGCCGGCTGTCAAAGATTATTTAAAGGCTACTCAGAAAAATGGCAAAGATCTCTGTGCAGAAGATATTTATATCGAAACTTACAAGTGGCTGAAAGATCGTGGCTGCGAAATGTTAGTAAACAACCAGCTAATCGAGCAGTATGCCATGAGTGTTTCTCGTTGGATTCAGTGTGAAGAGTGTATTTCAGAATATGGCTTTCTAGCCAAGCATCCAACCACTTCAGCTGCCATCGCATCACCTTATGTTGCGATGAGTCGTGAATACATGAAACAGGTCAATCAATGTTGGTATCAGATTTACCAAATTGTAAAGGAAAACTGTTCTGTGGAGTTTGGAGGCAGAAGTCCACAAGATGATTTGATGGAGCGGTTATTATCTGCTCGGAAAGGAAAATAAAATGAAAAAATATAGAACGTGTGAAAGTGTCTGTAAAGGTCATCCCGATAAATTATGTGACCTTATTTCAGATAGCATTTTAGATGCGTGTTTAAGAAAAGATAAATCCTCTCGTGTTGCTTGCGAGGTGATGGCTACCAAAGGACACATCATTGTTTCCGGTGAGATCACCTGCTCAAAGAGAATTGATATCAGAGGTGTTGTCCGCCGTGTTCTTACAGAGGTGGGTTACAATCCTAGAAAGTTTTTAGTCTTTGTCTATGTCCATCAACAAAGTAAAGATATCGCAGGTGGTGTGGATAGGGCCTTGGAATCTCGTGAGGGTGATACGTCATGGTATTCCATGTTAGGAGCGGGTGACCAAGGCACCGTTTATGGCTATGCCACCAATGAAACTAGTGAGAAACTACCTCTCCCCTTAGTCTTATCCCATGCCATTTGCGAAAAGCTGGATAAGGTGATGAAGAATGGCGTAATCAAAGACATTGGCCCTGATGGTAAGGCTCAAGTTACCGTTGAATATGAAGGTGACAAACCAAAACGAATTAAGACCATCGTTGTCTCCGTTCAACACAGTGCAGATAAAGATTTAGATGTTTTAAGAAATGAAGTCATTGCTCAGGTGCTGTGGCCAGTCTTTGAAAAATATCCATTTGACGATGAGACTGAGATCCTCATTAATCCTAGTGGACGATTTGTTGAAGGAGGACCAGCAGCTGATACTGGTCTTACGGGAAGAAAAATCATGGTTGATACCTATGGTGGACTCGCCGCTCATGGTGGCGGTGCGTTTTCAGGAAAAGACCCGACAAAAGTTGACCGTAGTGGTGCCTATATGGCAAGGGCGATTGCAAAGAATATTGTTCGATGTGGCTTTGCTAAGCGATGTCAGGTTGCGATTTCCTATGCTATTGGAAAAGCAGATCCGGTTGCTCTTGAGATTGATACCTTTGGAACAGGCACGGTGGAAGAAAGTATCCTTTGTCGTGCTGTGTTAGATGTATTCAATCTAAGACCTGCAGCCATTATCGAAAAGCTAAAGCTGACGGATGTTATTTATGCAGATACAGCTACTTACGGTCATTTCAGATATGGCTTAAGCACGTGGGAATTTTTGGATTGCTATACAGAACTAAGGGAGGCGGTAAACAAATATGTTGATTGAAAAGAAGAACACAAAAGACCTCATCCCTGCAACATACAATCCTCGTAAAGATTTGAAACCAGGAGATGCAGAATACGATAAATTAAAACGCTCCATTGAACAATTTGGTTATGTAGAGCCGGTTATCTGGAATAAGGTGACCGGCCATGTTGTTGGTGGGCATCAAAGACTAAAAGTTCTCATCGATATGGGCATAACAGAAGTTGAATGTGTCATTATCGAGATGGACGAAGAAAAAGAAAAAGCACTCAACATCGCGCTCAATAAAATCAGCGGTGATTGGGACAAGGATAAATTGGCCCTTTTAATTTCAGATTTACAAGGTGTAGATTTTGATGTTTCTCTAACTGGGTTTGATCCTAAAGAACTGGATGACTTATTTAAAGACACGCTGAAAGAGGGGATCCACGATGATGACTTTGATGTGGAGACAGAACTAAAAAAGCCTGCCATCAGCAAGCTTGATGACATCTGGACGCTTGGCAGACACAGGCTTATCTGTGGCGATTCCACCAAGAAAGAAACATATGATGTGCTGATGAATAAAAAGAAGGCAAATCTGTGTGTAACAGACCCTCCCTATAATGTGAATTATGAAGGTGCTGCAGGGAAAATCAAAAACGACCACATGGAAAATGATGCCTTCTACCAGTTCCTCTTAGATGCTTTTATCAACATCGAAGAAGTTCTAGCAGACGATGCTTCCATTTATGTATTCCATGCCGACACCGAAGGGTTTAACTTTAGAAAAGCCTTCTCGGATGCCGGTTTTTATTTGTCTGGCTGTTGCATATGGAAAAAGGACTCCCTTGTACTGGGGCGTTCTCCTTATCAATGGCAGCACGAACCAGTGCTGTTTGGCTGGAAAAAGAAAGGCAAGCATCAGTGGTATACGGGCAGGAAAGAAACCACCATCTGGGAATTTGATAAGCCAAAGAGAAACGGTGACCATCCTACGATGAAACCCATTCCTCTGCTCGCCTATCCAATTTTAAATTCCTCAATGACTAATACCATTGTGCTAGATCCTTTTGGCGGCAGTGGTAGTACCCTAATTGCCTGTGAGCAATCAGAACGCATCTGCTACACCGCGGAACTAGATGAGAAGTTTTGTGATGTCATTATTAAACGCTACATTGAGCAGGTTGGAACTTCCAAAGAAGTCAGTGTTCAAAGGGATGGACTAAGTTATAAATATGATGAATTGGTGGAAACCAATGAATAAGGAATACTAGTAAAGTTTCCCACAAGATAATTGATAAAAAGCTTGCTATATAAGTGTTTTAGAGTGATATATGTACATACCAAAACAAAGGAGGTTTTGTACATGGTCATTAAATACAATGTAACAGGAGCAGAAAGAAAAAGGCTGGTAACGACTCTTAGTACTCTCACAGGAGTTAAAGCAAAGTACCTAGGAATGCCTAGTATGGCATATGAGGTAGGTGACTTTACCATCGACAAGAATGGAACACTTGAACTGACTGACAAGGCAGGAGGCGAAGAAATCGAAAGTGTGGCCGAGCATTTATTAAGTGAGGGCTTTACCCCAATGGAAGAAACTAAGGCCACAGAGGGCGCACAAACGGCGGACAGCGGAATGTTTGGTCTTTGTATCTCCATGCCAAGAAACAGCTTTACTGATACAGCATTAGAAAACGTAAAAGCAATCATTCAGGTAAAAGGCGAACTGATTCGTCATGCTTTGCGGCTAGACGATTTACCGATTAAGATTTCAAAAGAGGAAGTCTCATTTCCTTGGTTTGAAGAAATGCCTACACCAGAAGAGGTACAAGCGTATACCCACTTTATTTCAGCTCTTTGTGAGATGGCAAGGAATCAAAAACGCATCATGGCAAAAGAAAAGGAAACTCCGAATGAGAAATATACATTCCGATGCTTTTTACTGCGCCTTGGCTTTATCGGAAAAGAATATAAGGAAGAACGGAAAATACTGCTTAGAAACCTAACAGGTTCATCGGCATTTAAAGGAGGAGCTAAAAATGAGGATAATCAGTAAAGAAAGACTACATCATCTTCGTAAAAAGTATCCTGTTGGATGCCGTGTAGAACTATTAAGGATGGATGATATTCAAGCACCTGTGATTGGAACAAAAGGAACAGTAATAGGCGTAGATGATATCGGCTCAATCATGGTGTCTTGGGACACCGGGTCTAGTTTATCCGTTGTTTACGGAGAAGACCTTTGCAGGAGGATTGACAATGACAGATAAGATAAAGGAGCAGATTCTTGCCATTCGAGATACAGGCCTTACTAATATGTTTGATGTGAACGCAGTCCAAAGAATCGCAGATGAGATGGAATTTTATGAGCTGGTCATCTTTCTTGAAGAAGAAAAAGCCAAGTATGTGAAGTTCATTTTAAACGGTGATGAAGATTAAATCATAAATAATTTAATAGTATAGGGATTGAGCGTGCAGACGCTCTTTCTCTCGTCATACAGCTTAAGGCTGTATTTTTTATGCTCATTTTGAAGGGAGGTGACCGCAATCAGAAAACTTAAGAAATATAAACCGACTCCTTTTATGGCAAAGAACTCTATCTACGATAAAGATGCTGCAGATTATGCGGTCAACTTTATTGAATGCTTAAGTCACACCAAAGGGAAATGGTCTGGAAAGCCATTTGAACTGATTGATTGGCAAGAACAAATTATCAGAGATCTCTTTGGAACACTGAAACCAGATGGCTATCGGCAGTTTAATACAGCCTATATTGAGATTCCTAAGAAAATGGGGAAATCTGAATTAGCGGCAGCTGTCGCATTACTGCTTACTTGTGGCGATGGCGAAGAGAGAGCCGAGGTTTATGGCTGTGCCGCTGATAGGCAACAAGCATCCATCGTATTTGAAGTAGCCGCTGATATGGTTCGTATGAGCCCAGCATTGAGTAAACGAGTTAAAATTCTGTCGGCAACAAAACGGATCGTTTTTCAACCAACAAATAGCTTTTATCAGGTGCTGTCAGCAGAAGCCTACTCAAAGCATGGCTTTAATATTCATGGTGTTGTCTTTGATGAACTTCATACACAACCGAATAGAAAACTTTTTGATGTTATGACCAAGGGGTCTGGTGATGCTAGAACGCAGCCACTTTATTTCTTGATTACAACAGCAGGTTCAGATACCAAGTCAATCTGTTATGAAACCCATCAAAAAGCAAAGGACATCATGGCTGGGAGAAAAATTGACCCTACTTTTTATCCTG